AAGATTCTTCAAACTGCATTTGATCGCTATTTCGCAGATGATGAAAGTGACGATGAATGGGATGATGAATGGGATGAGTATGAAGGATGAATTGGTATAGTAAGATAGTTGCTGATTGGAATAATATTCCAGCCTTTCTAGACCACTTTGAAGATGAACTTGCAGAAGCAAAAACAGAAGTCAAAGTAACTGGTAATATAGAAAAGGCATCTACGCAACTTCCCGGATATGTTGAACATAGGTTTGGGCAGTTACAAGAAATAGAAGCAATCCTAGAACATCTAAATATACAACTAAGAAAAAAGCGGAGTGAATATCTACGTAAATACTTAGAAAACTATAACAAAGCATTATCAAGTAGGGATGTAGAAAAATATTCAGACGGTGAAGCGGAAGTTGTTGCAATATCTGAACTGATTAATCAGGTTGCATTAATGAGAAATAAATTTCAAGGTATTACTAAAGGATTTGAAATAAAGCATTTCCAACTTAGTAATATAATTAAATTAAGAGTTGCTGGTATGGAAGATGCCGACATAAACAATAGATATTAAAGAAATTTAAAAATGAGTAAATACATTGCAATTTCGGAGAAGAGAATAAATGGTAATTAAGGTAGCAAAAAGAGACGGCACAAAAAAAGAATTAGACCTTGATAAAATGCATAAGGTTGTATTTTTTGCGTGTGACGGTATTGCTGGAGTGTCGCCCAGTGAAGTAGAGATTAAGTCACACATTCAATTTTATGATGGTATAACAAGTGCGGAGATTCAAGAAACATTAATTAAATCTGCAGCAGATTTGATTAGTGAGGAAACACCCAACTACCAATGGGTTGCTGGTAATCTTATCAATTATCATATTCGGAAAGAAGTATACGGATCATTTGATCCTTGGCACGTGAAAGCGATAGTCGAGAAAAACACTGCGGATGGGTTTTACGATTCTGAATTATTGGGTTCATATGATGATGATGAATGGGAAAAAATCAATGGGTTTGTGAAACACGAAAGAGATTTTAATATCTCTTATGTGGGCATGGAACAGTTCCGTGGTAAGTATCTTGCTCAAAACCGTGCTACCAAACAATTATATGAGACCCCGCAAGTCGCATATGTTCTTATCGCTGCTACTCTTTTTTCTAATTATCCAAAAGATACTCGTATGAAATGGGTAAAAGACTACTATGATGCTGTGAGTAATTTTGACATTAGTTTGCCAACTCCTGTAATGGCTGGTGTCAGAACACCACAGCGTCAATTTAGTAGTTGTGTTGTTATCGAAACAGGAGATTCTCTTGATTCAATAACAGCAACATCAGGTGCTATTGTGAAGTATGTTTCACAAAAAGCAGGCATCGGCATTGGCGCTGGTAGTATTCGTGCTATCAATTCGCCAATCCGAAACGGTGATGCAACACACACTGGTGTTATTCCATTCTATAAAATGTTCCAAGCAAGTGTAAAATCATGTTCACAGGGCGGTGTTCGTGGTGGCGCTGCAACTCTACATTATCCATTATGGCACCTTGAAGTAGAAGATTTACTTGTTCTAAAAAATAACAAAGGCACAGAAGATAATCGGGTTCGACACCTAGATTATAGTGTCCAGTTCAACAAACTTATGTACGAGCGTCTAATGACTGGCGGTGATATTACATTATTCTCACCAGCAGATGTTCCAGGTTTGTATGAATCATTCTTTAATGACCAGGACGAATTTAAACGGTTGTATGAACTTGCAGAGAACGATAGTTCCATTAGACAAAAATCTATTTCTGCAAGTGACCTTTTTTCAGCATTCATGAATGAGCGTAAGAATACTGGTAGAATTTATCTTATGAATGTGGATCATGCTAATACGCATAGTTCATTTGTTCAAGAGGTTGCACCAGTTCGCCAATCAAATTTATGCCAAGAAATTAATCTTCCTACTAGACCATTGAATAATCTAAATGATCCTGACGGAGAGATTTCATTATGTACACTAGCAGCAATTAATTGGGGCAATATCAAAACACTCACTGATTTTGAACGTGTTGGACGTTTAGCAGTTCGTGGCATTGATGCATTACTTGATTATCAGCGTTATCCAGTACTAGCCGCTGAATTATCTACATTAAAGCGTAGACCTGTTGGCGTTGGTATTATTAACTTTGCATATTGGATGGCAAAGAATGATATGACATACACAGATCCAAACTTGGATATGATTGATGAATGGGCAGAAGCGTGGAGTTATTATCTAATCAAAGCAAGTGTTGAACTTGCAAAAGAACAAGGTGCTTGTACAGGCTCTGATGAAACAAAATATCACAGTGGCATTCTACCAATTGATACACGTAAAATTGATGTAGATGAATTGGTTACACACCGAGAGCGGCAAGATTGGGATGGATTACGTGCTGACTTGAAAGAATATGGTATTCGTAACTCTACGCTAATGGCTCTTATGCCAGCAGAAACTTCTGCACAAATTAGTAACAGTACTAACGGCATTGAACCGCCTCGTTCACTGGTATCAATCAAACAGTCCAAGCACGGCGTACTAAAACAAGTTGTGCCAGGAATCCACAAACTAAAAAACAAATATGAATTGCTATGGGATCAAACATCTCCTGAAGGTTACCTAAAGATTGTAGCAGTTTTACAAAAATATATTGACCAAGGCATTTCAGTAAACACAAGTTACAATCCTGTGTTTTATGATGAAGAAAAAATTCCAATGTCTACAATGCTCCAACATCTTATTATGTTCTATAAGTATGGAGGCAAGCAATTGTATTATTTTAACACATTCGACGGTCAAGGCGAAATTGACATTGACAAACTAATGGACGAACCACTATCAATATCACAAGTAGATGATGATGATTGTGATAGTTGCGTAATTTAAATAAGGGTATATAAAATGAGTGTATTTAATTCACAGAACAAAACAGATCATACTAAAGCATTGGCTTTCATGGATCCTGCAGGTGGCGTTGCTATTCAACGTTATGATATGTTAAAGTATAAGCAGTTTGATAAACTAACAGACAAACAACTTGGGTTCTTTTGGCGTCCAGAAGAAGTTGATGTAACTAAAGATTCAAACGATTTTAAGAATCTTACAGACCATGAACGTCATATTTTTACATCAAATCTAAAGCGTCAAATTCTGTTAGATAGTGTACAAGGCCGCGCACCAGTAGAAGCATTTGGGCCACTGGTAACTATTCCAGAACTAGAAGCATGGATCCAAACTTGGACATTTAGTGAAACAATCCACTCACGTTCATACACGCACATCATTCGTAATGTATATTCTGACCCATCAAAAGTATTTGATGGCATGATGGATATTGAAGAAATTATGGAATGTGCTGATGATATTTCAGAATGTTATGACCAACTGATTGATATGACAGCATATTTCAATCTATTGGGCGAAGGCACTCATACTGTTAATGGCAATAAGGTTGTTATTGATAAGTATGAAATTAAGAAACTACTTTACAAAACACTTATGAGTGTCAACATTCTTGAGGGTGTTCGCTTTTATGTTTCATTTGCATGTTCTTGGGCATTCGCAGAATTGAAGAAGATGGAAGGCAATGCTAAAATCATCAAGTTGATTGCACGTGACGAAAATTTACATTTGGGTTCAACGCAAACACTTCTAAAACTTCTACCAAAAGATGATCCTGACTATATTCAAATTGCAAGAGAAACAGAAGCAGAATGTATTCAAATGTTTGTTGATGCAGTTGAACAAGAAAAAGCGTGGGCAAATTATCTATTCAAAGATGGATCAATGATTGGTCTAAACACACAATTATTAAGTGATTATATTGAATGGATTTGTTGTAAGCGTATGACTGCTGTAGGTCTAAAATGTCCATATACAACACCACAAGCAAATCCTTTACCATGGACACAAAAGTGGATTGCCGGTGCAGAAGTTCAAGTTGCACCACAAGAGACCGAAATTTCATCATATGTAGTTGGTGGTGTTAAACAAGATGTTGATAAGAATACATTTGGTGGTATGTCACTCTAACTTACTATAAACTATTTTATAGATTATTGAAAGCGCAGCATTTTTTGTTGCGCTTTTTTCTTGACATTCTAAACGAATCACTATATAAAGTATGTATAGATAGCAACAATGAGGACTTTAAAAATGTTGAATGTACTTAAAAACGGAATGGTTACTCTCACTTCTGAAATTATGACTGTTACAACTATTATTGGTATTTTTTGTGTTATCATGTCATAAAAAGGTTGACAAATATAACGAATCAGTTTATAACTAAGTAGTAATCAGCGAAAAGGACTAACAATATGGCTTATATTTCTCAGGACCGCAAAAAAGTAATTGCAAAAAATGTTAAAACAGTATGTAAATCATATGGCTTTACTGGCCGAGAAGTAACTGTTGGCGTTGATAATCACAGTTCATTGGTTGTTAATCTTTGGGGTGGACCGCTTGATTTAATCGGCGATATCAATGCTTACAATCGTGAGATTGCACAACGCCGTGGTGAGCAGGTTCGCTCTACTACTGGTAACTATCAAGTTAATCCTTACTGGTGTGAGGAACATGCTGTTGATCCTGTTATCAAACGTTTCTTTGGTGACTTGCTTGCCGCTATCAAATCAACTGGTTACTACAATAACAGCAATTCACAAATTGATTATTTTGACCACGATTTCTATATTGATATCAACTGTGGCAAATGGGATAAACCATATAACTATCGCAATGAAATGAAAGAAGCCGCCTAATGAATACTCCAATCACTAAAAGTTTCCGAATGGAAGTGCAAAACTTTGCCCAGCAGTTAATCAATTCTGGCAAAGATGTTGAAACAGTATATGACAAAGTAAGAGAACGATATGGCGATCTTGCTATACAACTTGTTGCAGACTGTTATTTTGAATTATCTAGGGTTTAATAATGAATATTGAAAAACTACGAAACGAAGTCAAAAAGGCTATCCTATTTTTGTTGTATATACATCTGATACCAAAGAATTAGTAGACTGGTATCCTTTTGGCGAAAAGATGGCAAAAACTGCCGCCGAATCAAGAAACAATAAATTTGGACCCAATACACATACTTATGGATCATGGCAGAATTATACAGTTGCATATAATAATCATCAGCGCCATCTTGCAGATTTGGCAGAACCTTGGAGACATCGATAAAAAATACTTGACATTACAAACGAATCAGTTTATAACTAACTAGTAATCAAAGAAAGAGAATCAAATGTCAGTAGTTCAAATAACAAACGGCTCATATCTTAATCAAGATGTTACAGGTATTTTTCCTGTTGTATCTGAAATGAAAGTAGGCAAAGACGGCACACATTTTATTACAGTTGATGCTAGTGAAACCGAATTCAAACGTTCAAAAATTCGTGTCAAAGTTCAGCCTGAAAATGTAGAAACTATCTCGGTACACAAGGAAACTGATGATGAAGTTATGGATCGTATCGCAGAGCGTTTCTCTATATTAGACGAAATGACCGAAGCAACATGTGATGGTATTGTTCGCGGTATGGTCGTCAGTGGACCTCCTGGTATTGGCAAAACATACGGTGTTGAACAGATTCTTGAGAAAGATTCACTGTTTGATGTTATGGCTGATAACCCATTGCGTCACACGTTTGTGAAAGGTACAATGTCACCTATCGGACTGTATGCAATGCTTTATAAGTATTCAGACTCGAAGAACATTGTAGTCCTTGATGATTGTGATAGTATTTTGTTTGATGAAAATGCACTAAACATTCTTAAAGCCGCTCTTGATAGTGGAAAGAAGCGTTACATTTCTTGGAATTCTGACTCTCACTTCTTACGGCGTGAAGGTGTTCCAGATCGTTTTGAGTTTAAGGGCAGTGTAATCTTTATCACGAACTTGAAATTTGATAATGTTCGTTCAAACAAAATTAAAGA